GTACAGGGGGAAGCGTCGGTAGGTGAGCATGTCCCGCTCAAGCATCCGGCGGTCCCCGGTGGGAGCCTCCTCGGGGGCCACGAGGCCGTACCAGCGGATCGTCATGTCACACCTCCTTCTTGATCGTCATCGAACACCTGCAAGCTACGACGTTGTCGGCACGCCCGGCTGGGTCCCCAGGGAACCGAAGATCCTCCCCGCCGACCTGGAACGTGTCGGACAGTGACCTGGTCTGCCCTTCGGCCCGCCTGTGAGCTGGGCGTTCGTGGCCATCCACATCCGTGTCCCACACCTTCACCCAGCCACGTCCCGCCGGGGGCTGGTAGTACTGGGCCGCCGCTAGCACGCCTGCGTTCCAGGCCCGGTTCGTCTCTGTCCGGGCTATCACCTTTGCCCGATTCTCCCACCATTCGCTCCCTGATGTCAGGATCTTGGCTTCGATCCGGTCGGCGATGACATCGTTCGATTCCCCGTTGGCCATGCCGGTGGAGATCTCGGCGAAGATGGCGTTGTAGACGTCGTCAGGCATCCGGACCAGCAGGTTGCGGGTCATGGCGAGCTGGGCCTGGGCGAAGCTGTTCGTCGAGATGAACGGCTCACCTGACTGCCAGCGCCAGGCGTGGTCGACGACGGTCTCCAGGGCGGGCATGATCACCCTGTCGAGTTCGTCGGCCCAGGCGGGCTGGGCGTCTTCCACACCTGTCGGGTCGATCTGGCCGGACGCCATGACGGCACGGCGCAGCACAGGCACCCAGGCGCGGATGGCCTGGAGCACCTTGGTCAGGATGCCGGGCTCTTCCTCACGCGCTGACATACATGGCCAGCCTGTCCATGTCCTGGGGCTTGCCGCTGACCATCCGGTCGACGCAGTAGGTGGTAAGTCGGTCGATCATGTCGTCGGTGTCCACACCGAGCCCGGCGAAGTCGAGAACCAGGTGGTCGAAGGCACCGGCGAGGGCTTCGCGAGCCTGGCCTGGGTTCACCTTGATCCTGGTGTGGATCTCGAACTTCGGGACCTCGGGGAACTGGCCTCGGACCTGCCGGGTGAGCAGCCTGCCGCCTGCGATCTCCAGTGCCCGGCGGGCCACGACGTAGGCAACCCTCAGTACAGCTTCGCCTGAATCGTCGAGGACGGCCGAGGCCAGGATGGGGGTGCCCTGGTTGGCTGCTGGCCTGGTCGGGCCGGTATCGGTGGAACGCGGGTCGACTGGTCGGCGCTGGTTGTCGACGGACCTGGCCGGGGCTGGTGGTGGTGGACGGCCAGGACCGGCTCCGGCATGTCGATGTCGAGGTTGGCTGCCTCCACCAGGGGTGGCACAGCGATCAGGGTTGGGTCGCGCAGCATCAGCTCGCGGACGAAGCGCTCTGTCGACTCTTCCTCGGTCGGGGTGTCGGTGAGGACGTTGTAGTTGCCTGCCAGCAGGACGGTGTCGGCCTTGACCAGGCCCTTCTCGTACAGGTTGAGGGTGTCCTGGAGTCGGGAGGCGCGGACGGTGAGTGGGGCGGTGTCGAAGCTGACCTGGTAGCGCAGCGGGTCCTTGCCCATGGCTTTGAGCAGGGGGCGCAGGTATGCCTTGGTGAGGCCGTCGGCGATGAGGACCATCATCGGCTCGATGTGAATCTTGACGAAAGATTCCTCGATCGACCAGACCGAGATGTGGTTGACGTCGCCCATGCCGCGAAGGATCTCGGCGGGCATGTTCATGCCGGTGGCCAGGCGGTTGAGCGCCCCGTCCTTGTATTCCTTCAGCTTGTCCGACAGCTCCGAGTCGAACCGCATCGGCTTGTCCTGCATCTTGCCGATGTACTCGCCGGGGATCTCGATGAACTGGGAGACGACACCGGCAGCGGTGCCACGGCCGGACCGGGCAGCCTTCGCGGCCAGGGCCATCTGGTTGAACACGTCGTCAGCCGACTGGGGGGCCGTGCTGGCATCCGACGGGCCGTTGCTCATCTCGGCCGGGAGCCAGACGATGCCGCCACCGGCCAGGCGCGAGTCGATCTGGGAGAACTCGAACAGCATCAGCTCTTCCAGCTCAGCCAGGACGTTCAGGCACGCCTGTGTCGGGCTGTCCGGGCGGACGATGTACTCACGGTCGGGACTCCACAGCCGCACCAGCAGGTCCGAGGTGGCCAGCAACTCCTCCGGGCCGTAGCCCAGGTTGACGGCATACTGTCCGTTGCGTCGCTTCAGCGAGGATGTGGAGACTACGTACCATTTGTCCGGGTCGAACTGGCGTGGTGACCGGCCGACCACATAGCACTCACCGGCGACGGTCAGGTTGACCCCGATGGCGTTGAGGGCTTCGGCCTGCTGGTGCTGGGTGCCGAACATGGTCTGGCCCAACGCGGCGATCTGGTCGTCATCGTCGACTTCACCGGTGGGCCGGTTGTACTTGTCCACACCTTCGATGAACAGCCGGACCCGGCTACAGGCAGCGCCGACGTAGTTCGCCGCGAAGTGAAGCTCGGGGATGCAGTGGTAGAACCGCCAGGCTTCCCGCTGCCATGAGGTGCTGGTGAACCGGTAGCTGTTCCACAGCGTGGAGTCGTTGCCCAGTAGGGCTGCCTGCCGGATGGGGGATAGCTGCTCGGCGGCGAAGGTGACCGGCTCCAGGGCGGTGCCCGTGGAGTTCTGCTGGATCATGGGCTTAGGCATCGGCTACCGGTCCGCGATGTGGGGCGCTACGGCGAAGATCGCCCAGACGGTCAGGAAGGCCAGCCACGTGGACTGTGCCGGGTTGTAGTGCGGAAGCTGGTGCAGGAACCAGAGGATGCCCGTGTTGACCGCGCCGACCCAGAAGCCGGTGCAGAAGACGCAGTGGACCAGGTAGGTGGCCAGCCCATCCTCACCGGACCAGGACTTGACCCAGGTGCGCCACCAGGCGAAAGGCTTCTCGATCACCAGGGCACGGGTCATCCCCGCCACCGCAAGGCAGAGGAGGACGAGTACCACAGGATCTGTCATGAAACAAGCGTATCGGACATAAGGGCGCTAAGCAGCCTAACGGGTGGGAATCCACAACGACTGTGGGTCGACGAGGCGAATGCGGCGCTTCTCGCCTGCCATGAGATGCCGGGCGGCGTGGACCATGGCGTCCATGCGGTTGGGCGAGTTGTGACTGTCGGTGGGGTCGAAGTTCAGCATCTCGTTCTCCAAGTTGGAGAACGTCCCGACGTGGTGGACGGTGCCCTGCTCGTACCTCAGGGCCACCGGCTCGGCCCGCAACTTCTTGCCGATCCGGGAGTCGGTGGTCTTGATCGGTGCGGATGTGCCAGGCGGGAACAGGTTGTCCTGGTCGCGCAGCTCCACGTAGCTGTCGCGCAGGACGTCGGTCATCCACCGCTTGGCCAGGTTGTCCTCGATGACCACGGTGTCGGCACCGTTGCGCCAGAAGACACGCCAGATGTGGCGGGCTGCCTCGCGTGAGGTCAGCGGCACGGACTCGTCCGACAGGATGTACATGTGGTTCTTGGCGTCCCGGCCGACGACGACGACACCCATGAGGTCGCCTTCCTCGGTGAGGGTCGGGTCGACACCCACAGTGATGTGAGTGAATTCAACATCGTCAACGGATTCAAGTCGGTGATTGTCAATGTCACGATAGGCGAACAGCATTCCGTCGCGAGCGTCCAGCAACTCTCCGTAAAGTTCCTGTCGCCCGATCAGCGTCCCGGCATAGCGCCGGTCAAGCTCATCCAGGGTGAAGGAACTCAGGTTGGCGGCATTGTCAAATGTCGATCCACGAATGAGTCGAACTGAGCCGTCGTCACGCTGAACCCATTCACGCAGGATGTCGATGGGCTTCGGGGTCGTGGCCACCAGCGTCCGAGGGTGATCGCCGACCAGGTCGGCGCGCAGGGACGGCATGATGCCCTCGTACCAGGACTCACGCGGCTTCTTCCACTTAGCCACCTCGTCGAGGACGGCACCTGCGGCGTTGTAGCCACGGCCGACGTCGGCACCGTCCGCACCTTCGAAGAAGATCACTGACTTGTGGTCCCCGACAAGGATCTGCGGCTTGGGGTGCTTGATGTATTTGTAGGGGATCTCCCTGCGCTCCAGCACGCGCAGGACACCCGACGGACCCTCGATCGAAATGGTCCGGGCGTCCGAAAGCGTCTCGGCGATGATGAGCCATTCGGTGCGGAAGCCGTGCCGGTCCACGGGGTGGTCGAGTAGCCTTTGCACGATCCATTCGGAGGCCAGCTTTGATTTACCAAAGCCTCGTCCGGCAAGGATGAGGCAAAGGCTCCAGTCTCCGGGTGGGGGAATCTGCTCGGGTCGTGCCGTCCACCACCATTCCTGACGCGCGACCTCTTTGAGCATTTGTGGGGTCAGCGAAGCGACCCATCGACGCTGCTCTTCGGGAGTCAGCTCTAGGGCATACCGCTCTGCCAGGGAAAGTCCCATGATCTGATCATATACACCACATGTCCGTTTGGGGTACTCTTCTGATGCTTGACATGCAGGAGTTGCAGAGGAGTACCATGAGCAAGGTGATCCACCAGACCGAGTCTGAGCTGGCAAAGGCTGGCTATTCTGCGGTCCTGGGTGGCGAACTGGCGGAATTGCGCAAGAAGCTGAGTATGACCCGAAACGCCCAGGCTCGCCTGATCGGTGTGGAGGGCGAGAGCCTGCGTCAGTGGGAGGCCCTGGAAAGGGGCATGAACATCGACACGGCGATCCGGGTTGGGGAGTGGGTCTGGGGTGCGGATCGGGCGCTGGAATCAGTGCCAGGAGATGCTTATCAGGAACTTATCCCCATCAGCCGGGCTGCCAGGCAATCAGGCATTCCTGTGCATGAGCTGGAAGCCGCCTGTGACCGAGGCGAATACCGACACGAGCGCCTGGGCGTGCTCGGAACATTCATCTACAAGGGGCAGGAGAAGCCGTGAAGCTCATCAAGCG